CCAACTACCTCTTTCACAAGTTCCGTAGTCATTTAGATATTCATTTCTTGCTTGCACATAAGTTGCAACGCAAAGAAAAAATGCAATCCATAATAAATTATCTCGTAAGGTCTTTAAGGTCATAAGTATGATCTCTCACTGTATCTGCTAGTTGTCTGTATAAATTTTCTGCCATTGTCCAAGTTGCTTCTGCAGCAGATAATCTTTGTTTTAAATCATTAATATCTGCTTTGGAGCTATTAAGCTGTGTCTCCATTTTAACAATAGTTTCTTGGTTTGCTGAGATAGTATCTGTTAAAGATAATACATATCTTACAGATGTAAATGTTCCTGCAAGAATAGCACCTATAACAGGTATAATTACTATATTTTTTTTTAAATAATCTAATTTTGATTTTTGTTTTTTCATTATAATGACTCCGAAGCTGATAATGTTATGCCATATTTACTAACTTGATCAGTATTCCAACCTGTTTCATTAGTATCTAATCGCATAATTGTTGTTGTATTTGTATAAAGTACAGTTGCGTCATCAGATATAGTTTCTATACCTTGTCTTAATGCTGGTTCTATTCTTACATCTGCTTCACCAGAACCATTACTTGTTACATCTTCTGTAACTAAATAAAGATAAGAACCTATTTGTATATAATCTCCAGCTTTAAAAAGATTACTTGTACTATTTGCAAAACCATCTAAAGCTACCTGATTACCAGTTTGACTAGCACCATTGACTCTAATAGTTCCTGTAGCAACACCTTGTATTGTTTTTCTATCTTGGTCACCAATTTTAAATGTACCTCGTCTACCTCTTAATTGTAAAAGAAAAGCTATAACTACTGCCGCCTTATCTTTTAACATTGGTGGAAAAGAAATTTGTGTAGTCCAAAACTCACCCTCGTGTTGAATTACTTGTTCTTGTCCTGTAAAAGGTGAAGCAGAAACTGCAACTGTTCTAGTTAATGCAAATCTTTGTGTTGTTATTCCAGAAACTGTTGGAAAAGTTAGTGGGTATGATGGTGTAAATACTGCCATAATTATCCTCCGAATGCTTTTGCAAATTTACCACCTCTTAATTTAGCATCACTTACCGCAGACAATGTAGATTGTTGTATTGTTGGTAATAAGTTTGCTATTTCACTTCTAACTGTATTAGTAACACCTAAAGCAAAGTTTAAGTTTTGATTTATTACTAATGATCCACCGCCACCCATTTTACCTGGTGTTAAACTACTAGGAACAATACTTCCAGCAGTTCTTGGTACAAATAATTCTGGTCCTCTTTCACCAACTAATC